GACACGATCATTATACATGCCCTCCATTAATTCTGGTAGAAACCCACGTTTGTCTTTGCGAAAGAATGCACCATTAGGAGTCATGCAATACTCTGTATCGTTCTTTACCTTGCCTGCCAACATCTTATCCACCATACCCTCAACAAGTTCGGCGTCCTTGTTTACTAGTGTCTCAGGTGAGATGTTGTACTGCATGATAAGATGGGGATACAGAGAATTCAAGTCAAACGACATAACCCATTTGTGCATACCTACCTGTGGGTCTTTCACATAGGCACCTTCAAACTTATCTACCTTCTTGTGTTCTTTTTTCTGTGGAATTACAAGGTTTCTTTCGCGCAGATAATTGTAGATGAGAATATCCCAATACCTCACAGTGCCAAGCACATCAGTGAAGTTGACCTTTGCGTCATACGCCATCGTCAATGCAAGTTCAATCAGCTTCATCTTGTCTTCAAGACGGTCAACAATCTCCACATCTTGAATGTTGTATTCGATGAACGACTGATAGTCTTTAGTGTACCACTCGCGGAATGTCTCGTAGGGATTGCCATCCTTGCGTTCACCTAGTTCGACAAACGCAATGTGGTCCAGACGATAGGACTCCTGATTGGTGTATGTGAACTTACGATACAGATCAAAGTAATCCAGCGCAGCGATACCATCCAGAGTATAGACTTGGTGAGTACGGCCCATCTGATACACATCACGGGCAAACACGTTCTTCCACGGAGACAGACGTTTGACTTCTTCCTCATCAAATACGTTGCGAATACGATTGCAGAGATAGGGAATATCAAAGAACTCTGTATTCCAACCAGTGATAATATCAGGTGTGTGTCGTTCCCAGAATGCTAGGAACTCTTTCAACAGATGTACTTCACTCTCACACTGCACATAGGTTACATCATCACGGTCTGTGACGAACTCACCGATACCCCAAACAACGATGCGTTTAGTCTGGTGGTTTTTGAGAGTGATAGACAGCATAGGTTCTGCTGCATCTTCTGGTTTGGGGAAACCGTTCTCACACTCCACCTCAATATCGATGGTGACCATGAGCATCTGGTCCAAGTCCCAATCAATCTGTTTAGGATACTCATCAGCAATCCAGCAATAAGGATACTGTGTGTTACCAAACATAATGTCTTTTTGGTTCTCACGATCAGATACCCACTGTTTGGCTTCCTTGATTGAATCAAAATGGTGTGGTTTTACACTCCGACCATCCAGAGTTTTGTAGCCAGTCTCCTCACGGGTATTGACCAGATCGAACAGCGTAGGTTCATATTTAACTCTGCGAGTCGTGCGTTCTCCATTCCTGACTTCACGAACAAGAATGGAGTTACCGTATTGCAATACGTTTGTGTAAAAGTTCATATAAAGACTATATCAGGTTTCCGTAGATTTGTCAAGGGTCCAGTTGTCACGATTCATATACATCTTCAAAATTTCTTTAGTGATGCTACGGTCCTGACCTTTGATGAGTGGTTTTGCAGCAGACTTCGAAAGTACTGCCTCTATTCCCATCAGGCCGGGAGTAGAGTTGACTTCGATAAAATATGGACTTTCCTTGTCTCTATTCTTTGCAGGAATAAAATCAACACCAACAACCTGACCTTGAACTGATTCTGCTGCTCGTAAAGACTCCTGTGCTTCACGTTCTGTCAATTTATGTGCTTGTGGTTCTGATCCCTGTGAGACGTTGCTTCTAAAGTCATCTCCAACGACAGGTCTTTTGATTGCACCTAGAATTTCACCAGCTGCAATAATAACACGAACATCATAATCTGTCTTTATATATTCTTGAAGAAGAATATCAACATATTCATCTTCCCTGTGAAGCAACTGAATAACACTATGAAGTGCTTTTAGACTTTCAATCCAGATAACACCAACACCCCGTGACCCAACAGCGGTCTTGAGAATCATCGGGAACTTATTACCCAATCTTTCTGCTGCATCCTCAGCACCTTCTGAATGGCGAACTAGAACTGTGTTTGGTGTACGAATATCATTTTGTTGAAACACAATCTGGTTGTGCCATTTGTCATTACAAATGTCATGACATATAACAGGATTTATAAGAGTGTAACCCTGACTCTCCAGATTGAGACAAGCAACTCGCCAAGACAGATTACCTGTCTTAACAGTAGAACCAATACCTCTGGCCATAACCAGTGTATTCTCAGGATTTATGCGAAATGGTTTATCATACTCAGCATCATCTTTCATACCGGGCAGTTCTACCTTACCATCATCATCCACAGGGAAAGAGTATACCAATTGGTCCTTACCCTTGTCTTCCATGTACATTCCAGAAAACTCAGCAAGGTACACTTCAATACCCAACTCAGATGCTTTCTTGCGAACCATTGGTCCAGTTTCATTTGGATCAAACGGGTCATCATGTGACAGAATCAATAACTTGTATGGTTCTTCTTTTGCCTCAGTGATGAATGACTTGAACTTTTCCATTAGACTTCTTTTTTCTTCCCAATGTTATATTTGGTTTCTAGTGTCCAATCACCCTTCTCAGAATATGACAATACCTTAATCTGACTAAGAGGTGCCATCTCACCAAGTTCACCGATAATATTGATTAGGCCCCAATCCTTCAACAGATTTGCAATAGTGTTTCTACGTTGCAAATCATTCTTATTTAGATTTGTATTCTTACCATCCAGAGCAAAGAGCTCCTTGAAATGCACAATGTAGTATCTACCCTGCTTATGCAGAATATGGCATGATTGGTATAGTTTCTTTTCTTTACGAGAGGCAACGCCAATACGAGATAGAGTCTCTCTTACCTTCAGAAAGTCATCAGGTTCTTTCAACCCGACTTCTAGCATCATCTCCTGTGTCCAATTAATCTCTTCCATTTTTCCCACCTTTATATAATCTTTTTCTTATGGTGGCGAGTTGATCCTCAGACAATACATCAAGAGCGGCCTTGGCCTTTGCATTACTATATCCATAGAACTCTTTAACATACTCTAGATTCTCTAATTTCGTCGCCTTCAACCACGGGGTAAATCTCTTCCTTGGCCTCAGACTATTTAGTAAAAAGTCAAACTGCATCTTCTTATCAACATTTGGTAGTTGATTAATCTCATTTACCAACATGATGGTATCAGCAAATGGTGCAACGCACTTGTTGACAATGAACGGGGGATACTTTCGTTCCCATTCTTCATCATCACCATCCATCAAAGGTTCTTTAGTCTGATTGACAGCCTTGAGATATTCCTTTAACTCATACATCGCGATTACACTTAAACACAATCACACTTCTCAATTCATAACACTCACGGGTAACAGGCATGGCCATGTGGTGTAGGTGAGCATCAAACATAACAAGACTATTACCAACATAAGGAATGAGTTCTCCATCGACAAGAGTACCACCGCCCCACTCAGGTTTCCAATCCATTCGTGGATAGTAAATCATTGTGAAATCACCATCATCTGTATGCAATACAGGTTCAATACCATGCGTATGCGCGTTTACATATATGCGTTTATAACCTGTAATGTTAAAATTCTTTTTAAAATCATATTTGTACATCGCAGCGGTCCAGATAGGCATCACAAACTCGAAACCATTTGCAATTATTTGTGATCCGTTTTTTCCACAAAGACGATGCCAATGTTTACTAGGGTGTGCTTCCCAACCTTCGTGTCCGCGCCGTGTAGTTTTAGGACCACCTCTAGAATGATAATCGTATTTCCATGTCACATCTTTCATTTCTGAGTCAATTAATTCAGCAACATGATTCTCCACCACATCATTATGTACTGCTATCATCATTTTCTTCCTTCCACATTCTTTGCTCATCACTATTTGCGTAAGCAAGATCAATAAGGTCATTTCTGAGAGGACCATTTTCAAGTTTCATAATTCCAGACCTTCTATCTTTAGGAAGCATACAAAATTCATAAACAAGAGTTTCTGCCCACTCACCAATCAGTTTTTTAATTTTATCTCTCTCATCAAGGGAGACTGTCTTACTTTTGAAATGGGATGTTCCATAAATTGAATGAAACAAACCAGCTTTACACAGATCATCAGACGCACCTCTTTCCGATAACAACGCGCTGACAGAAACTAAATGATGCAAAAGATTCCTAGTACCCTTACTGTGTTTTTTCTTTTCACACCCAACCTCTTTTAGATATTCTATCAGAGGAAGAAACATTTTTCTAAATTCCTCATCGTCATATGATTGTTCCGTAAGAATTACCTTCGCATCGGTCATTTGAACTTTGCCCTTCCCATAACTTCAGTCAAACAAGCCAACATATTTATTTCCAAATCAGCAACAAACGCTGCCTTATACTGGTATTCAGCCAACACAACGACAACATGAGGAATGCTGCTAGGCTCAACATACTCGTATAGATTATCGTAAACACTACGAAAAAGCTTGTCAGAATCATTATCCAGACTATCGACAACCCATTTGCGAACATTGGTGAACTCCTTG